GGACGGGTGTAGAGTATCGGATGTTCCTGCATCGCTTAACTCCATGAGACCAACTAACGCTAGTTGATGAAATTCCCGTCCTTTTTTTGACAGATAAACCGATCTACTACGGAAAGAACTCCGGTAGTAGGTGTTTACCGAGGGAGGAAAAGGTAATTCAAAACTCAGGTTCATCGTCATCAGTATCCGCCACCGGAACCTGTGACAGTTTCTCCTTGTATTTCAGCACTTCGATGTACCCGTTCTGATTTAATCCGAGTTCGACTGCTACGGTTCTGTTTAACAGATCATCCGTATTACTGAACGATCCTTCCAGACCACTACAACGGGCTACTCTTCCCAGTTTCTTCTGAGCACTCTGACGAGTGGTTTCAGATGCATGACCAACATTGAAATTATCCCAGACATGTCCATGATCGTTTGCTAACTTCATGTTTAGCATCCAGCCACCGGACTTCGTTGGTTTGCTACCAATGTATTGGATCTCGACCATATGCTCTCCAGGGGGCAACGGAGAGGTTTGAATCATTTCTTTCGGGTATTCGATTTCAATTGAAAATCCTAAGTCCATAGATTTCTCCTAGTAGTTATATTTCTTAAAAAATTTATTACGTAATGTTTGAATAGCCTCCGAACTCTCTTGGAAATCAGGACATTTAACCATCTGAGGTACGTTTGCAACTAACCCCCAATCGTCATCTGTCATAGCATTGATCGGGAGCATAAATTCATCGACTACCCCTTTGATGCAGCACCAGAGAGTCCCGTCATCGCACAAGGCATATACGAAAACATTGTCTTCGTGGACAAGCGTACTGATCTGTACGATCTTTCTCATTGATCTCCTAGAAATGGCTGAACACTTTGGTCCAGAAGTTAATGGAATTGATGATCGCTGGAGTCAGTAGCAAGAAAGCTAGTGAGGCCAACGTGAGGAAAACAGAAAAGCGAAGTGTTGCATCCATTGCTACTCCATGTGTGAGGAGACAGGGTCATCGTAGAGAAATGCGGAACTCTCGTATTGATTAACCAGTAATGAATTCGGACCATTTGTTTAGGGAGGAAGGCCCACTGGCTATACCCTGTCTGATTCTGGTTACGGGTGATTCAGTGATCTGTAATAGTCTTTCAGATACACAGAGAGAGATTTCAGAATCTCCTTGGATTCATCCTCTCCCAATCGAAATTGCTTATCGGATTCCATGCTCGTATAAAACTTATAGAATGCTGGAACCAACCGAGAAATTGAGAAGTAATGACTGACCCGTGCTCCTTTATAAGTAAGATTGTTGGTAAGCCACCGATTGAAGTTCAGTTCCAGTGAATTTGTTGGAGTCAACGTGATGATGTTCTCGTATCGACTAAAAACTCTTTCCTTTGGTTCCCCAATGAGAACACAAGTCACTGTCACTGCTTTGACGTACTGACTACGAATAAACCGTCTCTTTGTCCTCGGCATCTCTTCCATCAATTCGATGATCTCATCTGTCACTACCGATTTGATCTGAGATGGTCCGGTTCTCTTCCGTTGCATCACTCCTTCTTTTAACTGATAAATCCCATTGAGAATCGATACATGATCCGAGACGATATCAAGGTTGTCATTCAGTGTTCGCTTTGCTCCATTGTCCATCTGCTCAAAAGATTCTTCTGATAGATTCGATAGAAAATGAAACGGTAGCGTTACTCCTGCCTTGACCAGTGCAGATAACCGATGCTGTCCATTCAGTAACCGCCCTGACCGTGCAATCCGGATCGGATCTCCGTTGTCTATCCAATTCCCATTGATCATTTCATTCGCATAGTAATCGACTACGGTTTGTCGGAGTTTCCGGTTGTTCGTGTTTTTTACCAGTAAAGACTTTGCGTCACTTGGATCAATGTGTAATCGACAGTATCCATCTCTGGAAACCTTACGAATTGTTGATAGAAAATCATCTTCCACGAGTGATAGTTGTGGTAACATTCAGTCCTCTAAATTTCGTTGTTGATCCCATTCGTTAAAGGCTATGACATAACGTTCTGCAGCTTCCACTAGATCCGAGGGAACGGTTTCCCTTCTGTCTTCTTGGAGTAATCGCAGATACACTTGCCAAGTCATCACGCTATAAAGATTCTGAATCTCTTGGAGAGAGACTCCGTACTTTCGTTCCATCAGCATGTCTTCCAGATATCCTTCGATCATCGTTTCACTCCGGTTCTCGGCATCGGAGGGCCAGCACTAATTGGCATACTGGCATTTCCATCGTCATCCATGTCTCCAGCTAGACCCAGAATGCTCTGGTAGCAGTACCTCCGTGCATATGTGATTGCTGAACCGTCTCCCTGGGGATCATCCTTGTGTGTCGGTAACGAATATTCTGATACGATCCATTGACCTGATGAATGAGACAGTCTGGATACTAACTTAGAACTCGTTGGATGCTGCTGAAGAGAGAGTCCATGTTTAGCGAGTACCGGAGTTGCTGCTTTCAGTAGTGCGGACAGAGAAGTAAAACTGTTTCTGAAATGGGGATTGGTTCCGTCCTTTTCTACGAGAGCACTCATCTCCTCTTTGACCTTGGCGAGTGCCTTGTCGAGTTCCTGGGTATCCAGTGATGACGATAGTTCTGATGTCAATTGTAAAAATAGTTCACTCATATCTTTCCTTGAGAAGTCGGTGACAGAAAAGGAGAACGGAATTCGCTAGACGATAGTTTTTCAAATGAATCTGTGACTGAGCAATCTGGAAGGCTTCCAGTAGTTCTTCATCATCGAAATCTACTTCCGTATCCTCCGGTATTAACGAGAGATCAGAGGCTTTGAGTGTCTCCATGACCATTTCCTCCATATAGTTCGGTCCTTTCATCAGTGATTTTGCTTTGTCTAAACTGATCATTACTGCTCCATCGTAATGGGTGAGTGACAGAAACCGACTGATAGCTTCGTAATCTTTCCTCCTTTCTTTAAATAGTTTTGAATTTGATCCTTAAAATCCGAAGACTCTACGGAAGAGTCGGTCGGTTCCAGATCGATGAAATGTCTTTTCTGTAAACGGGTCCAAGGACTACTGAAGAAGTCATTGCTCTCCGGCTCAAAGACAATGTCGGATTCCGGAGCATTAAACATCTGTTTATTCATCTTGATCTGCTGAAGATCCTTGGAACATCGATCACAAATCTTTGCCTTGGAATTCTTTGATAGAACCCGTTGTTTACATCGGCTACATGGCCTATTCGGATTCTGTTTGTATCGTTCTCGGTCCCGAAGGTTTCTGACTAATCGCTTGCACACATGGCTACAGTAGATCTGGTTGGAGTTCTTCTGAATGAATAGCTTGGAACAAGTAGATGCTGCACAATGGACCTTTTTTCTGTTCAACCACTTTTCGTTTTCAACTACTCTTTCGTTCCCTCTCTGACAGATCGTGCTACAGAAGCGTTTGTTTGGATGAACATCTTTGAATTTCCGGTTACAGTGCCGATAAGCACAAACCTTCTCTGGTTTGTCCTTTAATCTGATTGAACGTTCTTCTCGTCTCTTCTTTAAATACTCTTGATAGAACTTCTTGCTTCCGACTTTCTGACATTCTTTGGAACAGTAGACATTGATATTCGTTTTTGGTTGGAAGGTGCTATTGCAGGTTGCACAGTTACTAGGTTTTAGCCTTGTATGTCTTCGTTCATACATTTTATAGGTACAAGGATCTCCACAGTACCTCTGGTTATTGGCTGTTACCGACATCTCCTTCCGGCATAGTTTGCACTGCTTCATGACAACTCCATTACGTCCTCATGGTATCCCTGGCTATAGATCTCTCCAGAGAGATACTGTTTGTATAATTCGACTGCCTGATTGATCTTGAACTCTGCGTTGTGCATCAATTCATCGGACAATTTGTAAAGAGCTACGTTGTAGGGTGCTGTGTTTTCGACAACTAAAAATAAAAACTCTGGGTAGTGACCGGAAACAGATTGATAAGCTCTTCGATACCAGTTGGCTTGAATGTCGTACTGATACCGTGTGACTGCTTTCTTGAATCCGTATGGTGAAGCATCCTGAGCACTCTTCAGATCCACTACGAGGTGCTGTCCCTCGTCACTGTAATCAAGTCTCGCTTTTGCTCGGATACCGTTTTCTTCCCAGGTGATCACCTGTTCTACTTCCGCATTAGGAATAATTCTCCAGAACTCAGGATGTCTGAAAACTGACTCGGTCATCAGCACTACGTCTTCGTAGTCTTCCTTCTTCAGTACCGTTCTTTTTTCTTCTGCTACAAACTGATCGTATTCCTCTCGTCCTGCTTTCGTCCTTCTGTCCACATTGGGCGCAACCACATACTTTTCCCCGAAAGATTTTCCGGCTAGTCGCAGTTCAATGCTGTCATGAATGGCGGTTCCCTTTGCCATCGCTGAAGACGGATCTGACGGAGTAGAGAGGTAATGGTTTAAAGACTTGTTCAGTCTCTTGATCAAAGACGCATTCAGTCCATCCAGTTCACAGTATTCTTCAAAGGACATCCGAGAGGATCTCGGTTTTATCTCAGTGTTCCGGAGGATTTCTGCAGTGGGGATTAAATGAGGGGATCTATCGTGGGTCTGGATACTTTTGATCTGACCATTACTGATCATTCTTCGTATCTGATCGACACTGACTCCAAGAGCCTTGGCGGCCTGAGTGGTATTGAGAAGGTTGGTATCTTGCATTTCACTCCATGTTCTAACCGTTAACCGTTCACTCTGATGCAGCAGAGTGCATATCTGATCAGAAATGATTAAACGAGTCAACAATAAAGTGCAAAAAATATCAGAAAATTTTGATCTGTGGCGGAAGTCCCAGGGATTTTCTCAGCAGGAGATAGCAGATGCCATTGGATGGGATCGATCTAAAGTGAACCGAGTTCTTCAAGGAAAACAGGATTCATCCTACTTTCTGAGCAAGATAGAAAAGGCCTTTGGAAATATAGATGAGGTCAAAACGGAAGAAGTGATCAGAGATGATAACTATCGGCTGATCCGAAAGTTCGATACCGAAGCTAGTGGAGGAGCAGGGACGCTGACTGCCGATGAAAACGGAGAAACAATCTCTGTGATTACCGAGTGGCTACCAAAGTTGCCGGATAGCAATTTAGCCTTCATTACCGTAGTCGGTGACAGCATGAGTCCTTTGATGGGTTCCGGAGATACGATTCTCGTTCATATGAACAGTGGCTTTCTCGGTGACGGAGTCTATGTCTTGAGACTCTGGGATTCTCTTCATGTCAAACGGGTGCAACGGGTAGCTCAAGATGAATACCGGATTGTTTCTGATAATCCGATCTACAAGGATCTCACGATTACGGCTGATGATAGTGACGGGTTCATTATTGTCGGAAGAGTTGTTCGTTTAGTAAAGGCACTATGATTGATCAATATATCGACTATCTACGGACATATCGTTCTCAGAGGACTGTTGATACCTATCGACCTCAATTAGCCCGATGGCAAGCCTTCTCGACATCCGATTCCATTACTTACGAAACTTTTAAGGACTTTGTCGATCATCTCCGGTCCGAAGGTCTATCCGATGGTTCAATCAATTCTCATTTACGATCACTGAAGGCTTATTTGAACTGGTGTCATAAATATTTAAATCATCAGAAATTTTATGTGCCGATGCTGAAAGTGAACAAAAAGATTCCGAAGGTCTGGACAACTCATCAACTGGAGATCATCGAAACCATTCTTAATCACAGAGCACAACGATCACGGAGATATCAAATTCTTCGGAGAACTCATTACATGCTCAGATATACCGGAATGAGGGCAGGAGAACTGTTCCATTTAAATTGGACAGATATCGGATCTGGAATCCGTATTGAAGGAAAAGACGATTGGACAACAAAGAATAAACAAGACTCCATTCTCCCGATACATCCGAAGCTACTGGAGTTTTTACAGATCGAAAAACATGAGGGGGAAACTAATTACTTGGATCACCATTTTAAAGAACTGAGTCATCTCACGTATTCGATGAGAAAGTTTCAGAAGTCTATCGATTTAGATGGACCGAAACCACTCCATGGTTATAGAGCTTCTGTTGCTACTGAACTATTGTCCGGAAACATGAACCCAGTACACGTGCAACATCTGCTACGACATGAGCGATTATCGACTACAGAACTCTATCTGAATACGACTCATTTGCCGCTACAAGAATTAGTGAATTCGTTAGGAATTTACAGAGAGGATACAGAGGATGTTACAAAAACGATGAAGTGGCCAGAGCGGGAATCGAACCTGCGACACACGGATTTTCAGTCGTTAGAGGAAAAGTTAGATAAACTGTTACAGCTAGTACAGAAAGATCAGTAAGACCAGATCCAGGGACGGGGAGACTTCGCAGTATTGGTTAAATCGTCACAGTGAAGAAACCTAGTACTCCTCGGTCCAGCCATCTTGAATCCGAGTCCAGTCATTCCGTACTTGAGACAAAGTTTCATAAGATCATAGGCTTCCTGACCGTAGATCAGAATGTCTACGGCTCTTCCTGTCGTATGTGGTCCAGTGGGTCCAGTGGATGAAATCTCATCGTTATATCGTGGACATCGGTAGGCAGAACTAATGACCATCGGTTGTTGATATTCATCTCGGATCAACTGTAGTTTTTCTAAGAAAGCCACGTTCATCTGATTGCCACCACAGCAATTACAACTGAGTTCTCTATGTTTGAAGTTTCGAGTTTCGATCATTTCTTCATCCGTTTGAACATTTTGACTCCGAAGACGAGTCCTGCTGGAGCACCGAGGGCAACCAGACCCATTTCCAGAAATCCCGTATCAAGTGCTAGATTGAATAGTTCTTCCATTACATCTCCTTGGTGATTCCGCTACAGACTTGAGCGAAATAGAGTGATCGTTCTTCTCGTTCTGCATCCGTCAAAGACATGACTTCTGTTTGGCTATACTGTTCTCTAAATTTATCGATCACACAGGAGCAACCCTGGCTAGCCATCGAAAACGCAAAGTTCCACGGGACTCCCTTCTGTTCGTAAGTGGGGATCAATCTATTCGTACAGTTCCCTGTCCACATAAATAAGTAATGGGTTTTGTAATCGAGTTCTTCGTGAGCTTTAGCAACCGTTGCCAGAAACAGAAAAAAGATCAGTAGAAGTTTCATCGATTATGAATCGTTTCTTTGAGTTCCGATATTGCGACTCTCATTTCCGATAGAATCGTGTTGGTTTCACGCATTGTACTAATCAAAGCAGAGTTTGACTCTCGCATTAAAGATCGAAGTTCATCATCATTACGGGAATCTTTGTCCAAATGGATTTTTCTCTCTTCTGCAAACCCTTTGAGCAAGTACACAATGAGATACCCTGCAAAGGCTAGGGAAGCCATCGTTCCACCTAAATCTGTTAATACTGCTACAAAGTTCTCTGGCATATGCTCGGCCTTGTTAGTCGGTTTGTGCTGCTAAATGTGTTTGGTAAGCATCTTTGATTTCCTGAGTATGAACTGCTGCAATGACAGCAGAAACTTTTGGATTTGTGCTTGTTTCGCCAGGTGCTACGACATAGCGATGGTAGGATTGTGAGATGACTTGTCCGTCTTCTAAGACTTGAATTGCTTCACGAACTTGAATGTGGTTAAACTGTCCAACGATTTCGATTTTGTCTGTAATAGTTTGTTTTAAAATTGTCATAATTTTTAACTCGCATGATAAGTTATTTGGAAAGTCATATATTTACTTGATCCTGCATTCCATTGACCAGTTGCTCCCGTTGTATTGAGTGGCGTTAAAATAGCAGACGAACCAGCACTCCCCAATCTTGCCTGACCAATGCTTGTCATCGTAGTATGGGCCATATTCCCCACTGATGTTGCAGAACTAGTAAAAGGGAAACCAGTAATGTATGAAAAACCAGAAACACTTGAAATAGTAACGCCTGTAAATTCTGCTGTCAGACTTACTAATCTTCCAACTTTTGTGTAACTACCACTCACACTACCTCCAGACAAAGTAGCTCCAATAATGCTGGGGGTCCAAGTTCCAGTTTCATAGTCATTTAAAGTATTACCCGATAGAGTGCCACTACCTGCTCCACCAGAACTGCCGTGATAACTGCCGAAATTCAGACTTAAATATCCTGCTGCCGTGTTGTCGGTCCCAATGGTAATTGCCGTGTTACCGTCTTCGTCTTTAATGGTCAGGCTTTGTCCAGTTGCAGGTTGAACCGTGTTAATAGTCCCTCCTGTGATTGCAACAGCATTAGCATTTTGCGTTGCCATTGAACCAAGACCCAGATTTGTCCGGTTGGTAGCACTGTCCACATTCGATAATGTAATCGTACCAGAAGACTCCGTTGCCATCGTGGTGCTGTTAAGTTGAATCTCTCCTGCCATTAGTGTCTCACTGAAAGGGTTCCTGTTATGTTTGCCGTTCCCGTTAAATTAAACGGACCATCGATAGAAACTAATTTACCTTCAATCGTCAGAGTTCCGCTAAACGTGGTGTCTCCGATATAGAGTCGATTATTACCGGATGCTACGGTGACGCTGTCACTGATACTGTTTGCGTGTTCGATGTAACTGCCAGAGCCACCACCTCCTGACTGATCCACAAAGCTGAGATTGCCAGCACCATCGGTCTTTAATACCTGATCTGCAGTCCCGTCTGCCGTGGGCCACGAAAGTCCGTCAAGAATTATTTTGCCTGTGGTGTCCGGTGTAATTGCGATGTTCCCTGCTGAAACCGAAACGATGGACTGCCCATTGACATCCAGGTTCCCACCGAGCTGCGGACTTAAATCTTCAACCACATTACTGATTGCTGATCCACCTGTTGCCGCTTCCCACGCAACGCCACCTGTCCCATCGGCAGTCAGAACATATCCGTCTGTAGCGTTAGACACCCCATTATTCGATCCAAGATCAGCAGCATTCAGTGATGCTAAAGAAGTAACTCCAGTTCCTCCGTTAGCTACAGGAAGAGTCCCTGTGACGTTAGAAGTTAAATCAACTGAAGTTAGGTACGAACCTGCCGCTTGAACTGTGCTTCCAATATCTGAGTCAACAAGAACGTTTGATCCACCATTTTGGAGTGTGCCTGTGAAATTAGCTGTAGTGTCATCGTACTTTGCGGTGTCCGCATCATAGGCTTGTACATCCGTTCCGATAGCTAATCCGAGAGAAGTTCTTACGGTTGCTCCAGACTCGACTACCCATCCGGTTGCAGACCCAACAATGAAGTTCCCATCCGCACTCGACAGTCCTGCGATTGTAGATAAATCCGCATCATAGGCTTGAACCGTAGATCCGATGTCTGAATCGACCACTACATTAGACCCCCCATTCTGGAGAGTCCCCGTAAAGTTTGCTGTGGTGTCATCGTACTTAGCCGTGTCAGCGTCATACCCTTGGACCGAAGATCCGATGTCTGAATCAACAACAACGTTACTCCCTCCGTTCTGGAGGGTTCCGGTAAAATTGGCTGTTGTATCGTCATACTTTGCAGTGTCTGCATCATAGGCTTGAACCGAGGAACCAATATCACTGTCTACAACTACGTTGGAACCACCGTTTTGTAATGTCCCCGTGAAGTTTGCTGTGGTATCTGAATAATCTGCATTGGTGGAACTGTACGCTTCGACATCAGTACCGATGGTCAAACCCAGAGACGCTCTAGCCGTAGCACCCGATTCCGCTACCCAGGTAGTTCCATTACCAACAATAATATTTCCGTCTGTTACTGCGAGAGCACTGATATCGTCTAACTGTTGGTCCCAAGCCTGGACCTGAGATCCGATAGTGACCCCTAGTGATGCTCTGGCTGTTGAACCAGACTCCGCTACCCAATTACTTCCGTCTCCTACGATGATGTTGCCATCTGTTACGGCTAAAGAAGAAATATCGTTGAGTCCTGCATCATATGCTTGGACATCAGACCCAATTGAAACCCCAAGTGCAGTCCTTGCTCCCGAAGCAGTCGTAGAGCCTGTGCCACCGAGGGAAACCGGAACCACTCCAGCCGTGATCACTTGATTGGAAATCGTTAAATAATTTCCGGTAACAGTCGCTAACGAAGTAGTGACAGGTTCAAAAGCAGATCCTGTGTAGTACTTTAATATCGAATTGGTCTCATCGTACCAGAGGTCTCCAGCATCAGCAGAACCACCGTATGGGTCGGTAGCCGAAGATTTGTATTGTCCCTGGAAAGAAGCCAGTGCTGTTTCTGCTCCCGTCCTAGCAGTTTCTGCATCGACTTTCAGACCTCTGACAGTCTCGACATCAACAAGAAGTTCAAAGTAAGTAGTATTCGTTAAGAGAGTCCCCGATGGAGCATCTACTTTCGTGAAATACACATTGTCATTCGATGAATCCCTGATCAGATCCCGGACTACATAGGCTGCTGTAGTGGTCGTAGTGTCATTGCCCCGAAATGTTCCGATCTCTTGCGTGGTGACAAAATTTCCAGAGTCATCGAAAGCCAGTAGCTTTCCGGCAAGATCTCCGGTTCCTGATGCTAATTTCAGTGAGGTTGTTTCTGACTCATTGACTGTTTCATCGAATCCAACTGACTTGTCCGCAAGGTTTTTTACCTGCTGGCACATCATCGTTAACTTGTCGAAGGCCGCTTCTAAAGTTTCAGCATCAAGAATGTCATTATTTGCGTAGTCAACTGTCTGGAGAAAGTCGGTCTCTCGGATAAAGGAAACAACCACTCCGGTCCCTGGTGCAGTCACAAAAGTAACGGTTCCTGTGCTGTCCGGATCTGTCAGAGTGTAGTGCGTGGTGATCGTCTGAAGAGTTCCATCTAGATAGACCTTGACCTGGGACTTCTCGGTGAAAGGAAAATTAACAGTAAATTGAGTTGTGGAATTGTTCCCTGTGTACTGGACTTGATTCCGGAGTACTGAGACCGTCATAAAGATCCTCCATACGGAACGATTTCAGCAGGAGAAAGTCCAGGCAAGAAGTTCTGATTGTTCTCTCGTTGGAAACGATTCTGCATTCTGGTAAGACTTCCTGGATTCAACATTTCACGAACTTGGTAATCAATCATGTAGTCAAAGGCTGTTCTGGAAGCCCAGAAGTTGACATAAGGAGTATTGTTACGGATGACCTTCCAAAGACTTTCTCCAATCTCTCCGATTTCTTCATCTCCTCTCAGTACTGCGGCTGTTGCTCCACCGACTGCAAATACATCTTGTGCTGTGCTAATTGTAGGTCCACCGAGTAAATCGGCAAGACCATAACCGTACTTGCGAACATCGTTAATCAAGAAGTCTCCAGCTAGTCCTCCGAACCCACTTTGCAACACACCGGAGACTGCAATTTTATAGATGTTATCAGGGTCTCTTGGATCAAGTGGTTCTCGGCCTTTCATGACATCCTTAGCGGACTTTACGGCATAGCCGATACCAACCATCGGAAGTAGATGAAACATCGCAGGAGCACCCATCTGGGCAACCCGTGGAAAGTTCCGGATCATCATTGACAACGGGAATCCTCTGAATTGCCAGAAGAGCCTTGCGGCCATGCCGGATGCAGTCCCTGCTTTTCCTGCTCCCTCTCCACCGAAGGGAACTCTTCGCATATAGGCTTGTTCCCGTGCTCCAGGCTCAATAACTGCCATCGTGTTTTCCCCAACGAGGAACATCTGGACCTTGTCTGCCAGTTCTCTCGCTTTTGCTACGCTATCCGGTGGGACTGCTCCGTTGTCAATGGCTTGTCGGACTCCATGGGGAGAAATGATTTCAATTCCAGAAACCTTGGTCCTCGGTAACTTCTTGATGGCTTCCCAATCTGCTTCTGTGATTCCGTACTGAGACAGGACGTAACGATAACGTTCATTCAAACGATTCCATGGTTTCTTTGCCGCATTGACCATGTCTCTAGCCATCATGTAAGCCGCACCTTGGCGCATGAAGTTTGTCCAACCATTCAACAGGTTCCACCGGAAGAAGTTATCGGTTGCTCCGGAAAGATACTGAGTGGCTGAACGTGCTGGAGCAAATCGTGATGCTGCAGAACCAACTGCTCCCTCTAGTCCAAGACCGAGTAGAGTACCGAATTCCTTAATTTCTTTGCTCCCCAGGGACTGTAAAGCAGTACGATAAGTATCGTAATAAGCACTGAAGATGTTCACTCCGTGATAACTGCGAGTAAATGCCGTGTAGATCGGATCAGAAAACGCACTGAATACGGCACTACCGAGTTTGGACATGGTTTGCAGAGAAGCAATTCCGGTTTCCCACTGATGGATCGTTGGATTGGCAATCTCAAAGGCTTTTCCGGAAACCATGTCAAAGTGACTCTGGATTACGTTTTTCTCTCCTGCGGTCAATTCTGTATTCGCCAGCAGTCTCTTGAAAGCAGCATCCGGATTCGGCCCCATTCGGTTGATCAGTTCCAGATCGTCAGAAATTCTTTCTAGTCCCGTCAGCACAGCAGTCACAGGGTTCCGATGACCATACTCGTTGTTGTACGCTAACCATGAATCTGCATCTCTGAAATGCAACTGCCTGCTCTGAGAAACCTTGGAAGCCAAAGACATCTGACCTACGTTTGCCTCAGTCGGAACCAGTTCATGAACCTTGCGATCTCCAGAGATGATATTGTTGTAGACTTCTCGTAGAAACTTCATTCTCTGATCTGGATCAACAACTGTCTCGCCTGATGGCTTGACAAAGGTCCGGTCCATGTCCAGTAATCCCTGTCTCTCGTTATTCGGGTCATAGAGACGTTTTGCCCAACGCTGAAAGGCTTCTTCTTCCGATAGCCCTTTTCTCAACAGTCCGGTTGCCTCAAAGCCACCTGAGCGAATTGCTACTGAATCGTGGTACTGTGTAGTTACATGATCGGCTAACCAACCGATATTCACCCCGTTTGCTCTCAGTCTCGCAATCACATCTCGCTTTTCTGAAATAATGGCCTGAGCCATCTTCTGAGCCTGGATGTTGTTGGTTCCCTGTTTGCCATTCGGGACATCAAAGAGTTCAATCACCAGATCCCGATGGAAATTCACATCATCGAAAAGACCCTGACCGAAAGGGAAGTACTTTCCCATAACCGATGGCTTTGCCAGAGCAAATGCTCCTTTGACTCCCAGGGCATGGATGACTCGACCTAAACGTTCTCTCCGTTTGGACTGCTGTTGCCCTGCTATCGAATCCAACTCCATGATCCCATCAGACTGTCTGCGATAACTCTGTCTACCGACCAGATACTTTTCCAGTTCTGCTGCGGCCTTCGGGTTATTGACGATCCTCTGATCCAACTTTGAATTGATAATGGCCTGAGACTTCCGTGCTCGTTTTGCAAATGCCAGTGCCTGTTTCATCTGGTTGGACATCTCTCCTGCTGCCCGTTTGAACTTGACCTCGTAGTCCGGATCTCCCTGCAGCAGTGCCTTCTCTTTCTTCAGACGATCTACCAGTTCCTTGGCAACATCTTCCGAAACTCCGAACTTCTCGTTGACTGCTATATTTAAACAGGGATCTTTCTTAGCCATTACGCATCACACAGTAAGAAACATTGGCATAGTATTCTTCGATTTCCCGATTGGCTTGTTCTGTGGTCAGATCTTCCAGCCGTACCAACTCCTTGGCATCGTCATCCTTCAGTAGATTCTGTGCTTCCAGTTCTCGGATTCCGCTATCCAGTTCTTCATCAGATTGTTTTTCGACTGCTTCGATTACTTCATCAACTAGAGGAATCGGATCTTCGGTTCTGGCTACTGTGTAGTCTGGATCTGGATATTTATACTGCACATATAACTCTTCCCCTTTCGGTCCATTGATAACAATCCGATCTCCAATAATTTCATCAACCTTGTATTCCACACCATTCAGACTAACAGTGTCTCCGTACTCTAACGGTTTAGACGGTTCAATCTTCAGAACAGTCTGCATCTCTGCATTGACGTTGATCGGTTCTCCCAAGGAAGACTGAGTGATTGCCTTGCTGACTGCTCTTGCTCTCATCTCCGGAGGTACTCCGTCAATGATCTGTCTCATCCGGTTTGTATAGAAAGCATCTTGAAGAAGCACCGTGTCATCTGGAACCATCGTATCTAATCGATTCGACAACTCCGGAGCATAGGTCTTTACATCTTCAACCGAGGTTGCTCTTGGAGGAAAACTATCGCCTGCTTTAATTCTTCCGAGGAGAGATCCGAATCCGAATCCGATTCCGGTAGCGAGTCCAATATCGATCAAAGCATCTTGTACATCGTACTTTTGTTGGTACGTTCCACGTTCTGCCATCAGTAACGGAGAGACCAAAGTTGAAGCAATGGCAGCATCTGCTGCTCCCAAAATCCCTCGTTTGGCTACCCTGCTCGTTACTCTTGCGTACTCCAGTGCTCTTGCTGCTTTGCTCATGGACCCAAGCATCGGAATAAAGTTGATCGGATCAGGAATCGAACCTGCAATAAGACCCAGGAATCCAGCTACATAGTCAGAACCAGACATCTGCTGCAGATAGTATTCATACAGTCTCTCCTGGTCCATTCTCTCCTTGAGCAATCGGGCCTTGGCTACTGTAAAAGAATCATCGTACTTGATATTCGGATCAAAGAACTTAGACTGCTCGTACTCTTCTTTTGTGATCTTACCTTCCTTCTCTGCCTCTGACATTGCCCCCAAGGACAATGCCAAGGACTGAGTGGTGTCTCCCAGTGCTAGTCGGGATGCTTCCTTGGCTATTAACCCAAAACTCGGATCATAGTTCCGGACTGCTGCTTCGGTTCCGACATAGTCGGTCTCAGGAACGTAGATCATTGATTTCTGGAATTTCTGAAGTTGAGAAGATCGTTCATCGCTTCCGCTTTTGTTTTCTCTTCTGCCAACTGTGCTCTGACTAAACGCAGATACCTCTGTGCTCCCTTGAGATCATTCAACTGAATCCTTTCCTTCACAATGGAAGCATACTCATTGAGCTTCTCAATCCCTCCAGTTTCCTCCATGGTTTGGGCCTCGTTCTGCAACAAGGTCAATTCTTCCAAAATCGGATTCGTTTCTGGTTCAACCACTTTCTTCGGTGATGCTGCACGGGTCTGATTGTCTGATCGTTTTTTGACGTATTCTCTTTTCGGCCTGACTGATTTCATGACCCACTCACTACCTTCTTCCATCAGTTCAAAGCCACTACCCAAGATGTCCCAAAGAGTTGTTCCTGTTCCCATCTTGATCTCTTCTCCAGCTTGCTTTGCGCCTTTCTGTAGCCCAGGAGTTAGTCCAAAATCTGTGGTCGTTTCCAAAACCTGGGTTGACGTTGCTGCCTGTTTTGTTGTCTCTGGGAGCGATGCAATGACTCGGAGTTTTTCGTAACTGATCTCCGCTAGATCCCCTCCAACTGCTGCCCAACTCTGAAGATCCGGAGTCCTTGTGTATAACTTGAATCCTGTGTCATCCGGATTGTTGAACCATGCCCACTCTCGGTCTTCTGCCGTTTCACGGATTCTGGGGTCTTGGATGGAATCATAGGCTTCCTTGACGTAAACACTTAGGGCATCTTCCATTTGTTCCAGTGTCAGATCTCCCATTTCCCCTCTGGGAATTCTTACCTTACGTCCTGTTCCACCAGAAAATTCTGGATCCAAGAAAACGTAGTTGAAATCAATCAACTGAGAAACTGCCGTGTCAATGGCATCTTGGACATCTAAATCCGGATCTCGACTGAGCATCTCCAAGGTGTATCCTTCAACCATGTCAATGGAACTATCGACAAAAGCAGAGATCCCTGGGATGTTCTTCGGATACGATGCATTAAAATCTTTTATCGATTGATGAGTTCGGACTCTCCTCTGGAAATCTACCTTTGGAATTCCTTTCCCTAGAACTCCGAAGTTCCGGTTGTTCTCTTCCCGATTACGGACAGAACTTCTTAGATTTTCTAAAATATTGTTACGGATTCCTTGGGGTTGCCCACTTTGCAGGAAGATCTTGTTGAAGTAAGCAGAGGGTTCTAGTCCAATTCCTCCATCTTTTTTGTCTCGACCCAGTTGTTCCATGAGATATGGAGCAAAAGGACCAGCATTCCGAAGAGTTGCATCCAATGCCTGAGCGTATTCCACTCCGGATTCCAAAGACTCTAAACGAAGAATGGATGCTTGTTGAACTTGGTTGGGCAACAGTCGGACTCTTCCGGATCGAACCAGTTCATTTAATGAAATATTCGGGTTCCCCAGAAATTTGATCTGATGTTCTAAATTTGCTTTGATGGAAGATTCTGCAAAAGGATCAGCTTGGGGATTCATGGTCTGCCATGACAACGCCATGTCCGACAATCGGAAATCACGGATTGCCTTAACTTGATCCTTAAATCTTTTCAACTGAGTGCGCTTGTACCCAACAGATGGATCTTTTCCTCCAGACTCATCGAACATCGCAGGTTCTGATTCCAACAACTGAGTTTCCAAGTACAGCAGATTCGTCTTGTTGACATCTGGCATCCGACCACGCAACCGTTTTGCGTAATCAAACGCTATCTGGAGAACAGGTTGTTCCTCTGCAGGTAACTTGGAGACCTCTGACTCAAAGAAAAGTTCAAGTGCTGCCTGATCTGTATTCGGATTCAGAACTTCGTTGAGGACATCATCCACTCCCTTGCGGACTCTGCCAAGACCTTCTGCCTTGTTCCCTCTGATGACATCAAAGATTTCTGTCAACTTTTGTTCTCTTTCCAAGGGAGAAATCCCAGGGAATAAACTCTCACCACCTTCTTTTTGCTCCTGGAACATCTCCAGAAGCCTTTCGGGATCTTCTCGTTTCAATCGTTCAAAAAGAGTCCGGTCATATAAAGTCTGTGCTGTCAGAAACCGATCTACTTTGTCTTTTTCGTTAATCAGCCCATTTTCTTCTGCCTTGTTCAAAATCCTGCTGACTTCGCTTAGTGCCGCTTCCCGATCCAGATCCTGGCTCAAGACCTTGCTGACCTTTCGGGCTAACTCTGCTTGATTTTCTTCTAGTACTTTTGCGTCATACTGAGCGAGATACCCTTGTTTCAGTTTTTTCAGATCCTCATAGGTCTCAATTTCTAAACGTTGTTTTAAAACTGGATTGAGTCCAGAAGTGGAACTGTTCCAAATGTCGAGTAACTGAGTGTCCAGTGCTTCGGCAAGTTCTGTCTTGGAAAATCCTTCGTACTGATTGAGATTAAATCCTTCTTGGAAATCCGTTAGACCCTGGTCTAGTTTTGTTGTCGTTTGGAAGACCTTCGATTCATTCTCTCGTTGAGTCTGTTGCGCCATGGCAATCAAACGGTTCTGGACTTCGTATTTCCGAAGATAGACCTCCATTTCCTTTTCTGAAAATTCATACTTGTCTGCTAATTTCTTAGCAAACCCTGGTTGATCCTTCGTGCCATCGACTCCAGCAGAAATTCTGGCATATGCTTCAGAAAGTGATTCGGGAGGATCTGTCTCAAAGTTTCTTTTTTGTTCTGCACTGAACTCGTTGAGATCATATTGAATCAACAAATCCTTACGTTTCTTCTCGTCTTGAATGTCTTTGGAATAATTCTGAAAGATCGCATCACCGATGGAGAAGATGCCCTTGCCGAGTTGCTTCAGTGATTCCAGCTTCGCATAGTTTGCAGAGGTCTGGAGATCCAGAGGTTGTGTCCTCGGAGAAGAAACCGGAGACAGTCGGTTCTGTGAGGGTTTCTGTAGATTGGTCTGGTCGAAAGGTAGTCTCATCCGAATAACCTCGATCCTGTGATGCCTTCACCAATTCCCTGGAACAGTGTTCCCAATAGAGATTGATCTCTGGAACCCCGTGTTGCTCCTGCTGCTCCTCGTAGGACTCCAGCTTGGCCCTGAGCTTGTCTCCAGTTGATTGCTGCCTGTTTGACCTTCATGTCTGCCTGGAGTTGCCCTTGCAGTCTCGTTCTTGCTGCTTCGTAACGGGTGTTGTAATTGATCATCCTCTGGTTGTACTGGTTCTGAAACTCCTGAGAGATTTGGACGTTGGCTGGTGTACCGACATTGACACTTGCTCCAGAAGATCCGGCTCTGGCCCGAATCCTACCAATCCTCGCCTTTCCTGCGATCTCTTCTTGAGCTAGTGCAGTCATTCCGGCAAATTCCACCTGTCTGGCGTTCTCAGCAGCAACCCGTTGTATCAACTGAGCTTCTTCTAGGGAAAATTGATAGTTCTCTTTTCCTGCCCGTAAAATTTCTGCCGCTTGTGCTTCGTAGTTCTGAGCAGTCAATGCATTCTGCTGTGCTGTCGTATAGAGGTTGAAAGCAGTTTCAACTCCCTTGTAAACAAGGAATGCGGTTAAAGGTTCCATTACTCGTTAGTCTCGTAATCGATGGCTAAAAGAAGAATATTTGTGGGATACGGTTGATCCTGACGAATGTACAACTGAGCTTCGGTTCCATAGTCATCTCTCAAGGTGTAGCTTTTCTCTCCTGTGAAAAATAACAGTGCTGCCCCGATTCGATCTGCTGTCGTTCTAAATACGGCTTCTGTCAGGTTCGATGTGTTTGCTCCGAAGATTACTCCGATAGACTCCAGATAGTTGATAGTCGCAGTGTCTAAGAGATACGGAGTGCTTCCGTACTTGAAACCAAGGGAGTCGAGTAGTTTGATGACAAACTTGTGAATCCGCTTTTTGTTGCCTACAGAGGTTCCAGCCGAGGTCGGTTGGACCATCGGGAGCGTTTGGAGATTGCTGTTGTATCCGAGTCCAATTCGGTATTTGGTTGCTGCCGTCTGTAGTGTGACTTCTCCGGAGGAATTGACGGTCTGGTTCGGTTGCACCGAAGCATCTGCCAGAATGGAAACCGATTCTCCAGAAAGGTGCGATAAACCAGTAACGGCAGTAGTAGCTGTGGGTTGGTTCGTTGGCTCTTCGAGGCCAGAATCAACAAAATGAGCATCTGTTGGATCGATCTCGTCACCGACATAGTATCTTTCCATGAATTCGACATAGCGGACCTCTGTACATTTGCGAAGAGTCGTTACCGAGACATCCGTTGTTGATCCGGAGACGGTGATTGCAGATCCTCCAATTGATTCAGCAAGTTGGAAAGTAGTAGAAGTTGAATTAACAACATAATAGAGAGTGTCAGCAGTGAATCCGGTGATCGTAGAAGAATCGAAAGCAACGGCATCGTCATCAGAAAGACTATGGGCTGAAGCAGTACTAAAAAAGTCAGTGGATTGATTGAAGTTACATGATGCTAGTGCCGTTTCTCGCTTGTGCCGTTTGACCACCATCCAAAGTTGATCGTGTGTATTCCGTGGAATGACTGCAATCGATTCGACCTTGGCGTGATTTCCGTAGGTACTGTCGTAGTGAATTCCGGCTATCGTATGGGAATGCCATGCTCTCATCTGCAACAGATCGACATAAGTAATCGCAGCTAACTTCCCATCGGCTCTTCTACACCAGAGAACCGAGTACGGCTGATCTTGGTAGGCTGTTCCCACAATGCCGGATTCTGTTAGATTCTCTGCTCTCAAAGATAGATCTGCTGCTGCGTACTGATCCTGCAATTTATCGAAGGCTAACTCTCTGATTTTTCTGCCATTCTGTTGAACGTAGAGCAGGTTGTTGCCGATTTTTGACGGAAGCGCAGTAGCATCGGTAGCCCAGGCAGAGACCTTGGCAATCGTAAAATTGAACGGAGTGACAGTTAAATCGTCATCTGCTCCATAGATCTGGAAGATCCCACCAGAAGTCCCGAGAGTCATTCTGCGGTCCTCGTTCATCCATTCAATTAAATCGACTGTGTCTGAAGAGATCGTTAGCGAAAGCGCATTGTTTTCGAAGATTTGCTCCCCAATGATCGTCTTGCCACTGGAATCCGTTCTGCCTGTGGATTGACCCAAGGGTTCCGATGCTGCAAAGTTATTGAAGTCTCCTGTCTGAGAAAAAAAGATGGTCTGAGGCTCTGAAGACGTTCCTCCGAAAACAAGTCTCTGCTGAAAGATCTGAACGGTTCTGGGGTATCCAGAGGTCTCTGAGAAACTGCCGAGTTGCCATTCTGTAGTGGTTCCTGGGGTCGATAGAGCCGATTTTGTTTTAGCTAGAATCGTGGTGGTCGGATTGCTGCTGTCCAGTTCTAAGATCTCGGCATATCCCCATTTGATCTGTGGCGCAACCTGCAGGTTCAAGCGGATGACTCGTCCGATATCAGAGCTCTGAAAACCAAGGTCCAGATTGATTCCGGTGGTATCGGAAGCCAGTATTTTGATGTAGGCATTCTTGTCGATGATGTCTTGGAAAAAGACTACGTCTGTGGTCGGTGCAGCATTGATCAACAGAGGTGTGCCACCGGATGTTGTCGAAAGTTTAAAGGTGTTCTGCGTTGCCTGGATGATGTAGTAATCGCTTCCTGCAGTAATGCGAGTGGCAATCTCTACGTCTCCAGAAGTCGTGTTGCTTACTGGCACATATACGGTAAACTCATTGGCATTAGGGACCGTAACGATTGTGTAGAACCCGTTGATTCCTTCTCCGGAAGTGTGATCCAGATAGACCTCGTCCGAAACAGAAAAGCCATGAAGAGCCTTTGTTACTGTTTTATCGTGAGCCGATTGCGAATACGTCCCTGCTACGGGGTTCCCTGCTAGTCCGGTTGCTCCGGTGAAACGAACCTTCTGCCCATTGACAAAGGGATGATTGCTGGAGGTAAACGAATTGGTCCCTGGGTCTACGTTGGAAGAAGTGACCGTGATGATCTCTTCTGCAGTCAATGTTGAATTGGTAAACGACTCTGTCCAGTTTGCGGTATCTGCTAGAGAAACCGTCATCGTGGTGTCTTCGGTGTTGACCGGAAAGTAAGGGCCGTCTTTTAAAACCAGTTCCGTCAAGGACCATGAGGCAACATCTAAACGCTTTAATTCTCTCGGAGGATGAGTCGGATGACAGATGAAGAGGACATCAGCAGACTGAGTAAAACTGAGATCGGCTAACTGAGCCGTAGTATATGTGGTAACCACTTCGTAGGGAGAACCACCGGATTCGATGATTCCATCATTTGCATAGAAACGAAGTTTGTTATTAGAGAATTCTAGGATGACCGAAGTCCCTTGACCCCGATTGAACGGGACCAAACGGACCTGGGCATTGGAAGGAGTGCTGTTGGCAAAGAACGTCCCTGGTCTCCGAGTTACGGAACCCTGGGGAAGAACGACCATGTTCTCAAGAAGAGCCAAGGAAGATCGATAGGACTCCAGTTCCACCATCCCCTGCATTCTCGGAGAGATCATCCCATCTGCAAAGGAAGACTGAAGTGCTTGAATCCTCATCTACACCTCACTGGAAAACTTGGCTCTTCTGGGTTGAGAACCGACCAAACGGGCATTGATCAAACCATCGGCTACAAACTCGACAGGCATCGACCTCTCCTGAGAATCGACTCCTCTAGCTTCTGAAAGAATCTGAAGATACTTCGTAAACATCCTGTCCCGAAGATCCGCTCGACCTGTCAGATTTTCTGCAATCTCCGAAGCTAACTTAAGCGCAATGGCATGGACCAATAGAGAATCGAAGTCGTTCGGATCAGTAATCTTTTTGATGTACTTCAGTTTAACTGCCGTACTGTCGGTCAGAATATACCGACCCTCGACTTCGTATTCTTCAAAGTAGTTTTCAATGTCCAGAACTCGGAGACAGTCAGCAGGTAGAGCAAAGCGTTTGGCATAACCCCACACGGGAGCACTGACATCGGCAGAGAGTTCTACTCGGTGGACTGCACAGTTCCAAGGATGAGACCGGAGGACCGAGTCTCGACAGTCTTCGTAGCGAAGATTGACAACTCTAGCCCTCTCGTTCTCTTCATTCAGTGCTGCAATTTTGGTCTCACCGACATTCGTCAGTGCGATATTACAGATCTGAACTACTGAAGACATCAGTCAATCACATAGACGATGTAACCGACCAGATCATCTCCATCGGCAATAGCCGTATCCTGACTGGTTGCTCGGATCACTACACCTCCCATTGACTGAAAGACATAGGTTCCGCCAGTGGCCTTGATTCCGGCTAAAGCACCTTCCATGTTGAAATAGCCAACCGTGTCTACGGAGAGACCATCGATCAGACCATTGGGATCAGCAGCAACTGCTGTGTTATCCCCGTCTGTATAAGCATCCCAACCAAGATCCAAGGTTGCCGAAGAAGTGGTCCAGTTACAGTACATGCGAGAAAGACCCAACAGAACTCGTACTCGTCCTGACGGAAGTTTCCCGATGGCTACTGAAGAGGTAGCATCCCCAGCACCGTCCTGGTCATGGGTGAAGAACATTACACGGAGTCGACCCTGGAATTCGGTGGACTCGTTGTTGACTACCGGATCAGCCGTAGCATTGGTGTACTCGGTAGACTTTTGAGTGGTAACAGCCATTTAATCTCCTTATGCTGGTGATTCGTCACATTCGATTTGAACAACCTTGGTCTCTTCCATCCGAGTTGCCCCAATGGACATACAAGCATAGACCTGGGTAGCGTAGGACTTGTCAGGACGTTCATCGATTCGTACCGTCAAATCTTTGGCTACTGCCAAGAGGACTCCGTCTACTGCATACGCAAAACAACTGCGTACATCTGTAGAACTATTTAGAGACAATCTGGTAGACGTTATGAAGGTAAAGCCAAGAAAATCAGTGATTTGTCCCTGAGCTAACGCCTTCACGGTGTTGAAATCAGAACTGGTGACTTCTGTTGTCGCTAACAGATCTTGGATCTGTTTTGGACCTACGACAATCACTCTGGGGATGCTTGGATCTACATCAGCATTGTCCATCAGGAATTTTGCCTGACGGAGTTTCTCAATGTTTAGTCCTGTGCTTCCAGAACCAGTGGAACGAACAGTCGCTGCCACAATTTGAGAACCACTGTTGTATCCTGGAAGAGTCACCGAAGTTGACCCAGTTTCGCCAGTAAACGCAGTTCCGGTTGCTGCACTGATGATGACATCGTCCATCGCTCTACCGATTGCAAAAGCCTGAGCCTGTGCATACGAAGAAGTCGGATCGACAATCATTCGGAGTTTGTCCTGATCATCAATCAGATCTGCTACCTCGTAGTCTGCCAAAGTCACTCGTCTTCGGGCATGAGGCGTATCGTTGATGATCGTGTCTGCTCCACGGGTTGTCCGGACGGAAGCAGTTTGAGAACCGATCTGATCAAAAAAGGCTTGTTTTGCTCGGACCCCTTCCGTTCGCACCAGACCACGCAAGCGTGATCCTTTCTGTTGGGCGAGGTGAGCTAGATTCTGGGAGTACTGCTGAACAAAAGCAGTCGTTACCTGATTAGACATAATCCAACCTGAGATGAGAATTGATCTCATGCCTATGATTGGAGTTGTCCTACATCAGATGTCTGATGTATCAGGATTCCGATAGGAAGCAGAAGAAGTACGGGTCAGGATCTGGTTGTCCGTTTCCGTTCCTTTTGCATGAGGGAATCGGTGGGCTTTGTGACCCACTGGTAGTATCGATCAGCAAGTTCAATGGGGTTA